CAATGTACCCTTGTACTACGGCACGGAATGTACTTTGTACTATCCTGGGCTATATGCGGGGCAAACTGATCTCGTTGGGGTACACAAGGGTAGTGATGCTATAATAGATTTTAAACAAACGAATAAACCGAAGCGCCGAGAGTGGATCGGGGATTACTGTCTTCAATTAGCGGCCTACGCAATGGCCCACAATTTTATCTACAAAACAGAAATTACCAAAGGTGTGGTGATGATGTGTAGTAAAGATAATTACTACCAGGAATTTGTTATTGAAGGTAAGGAATTTCAAAAATATAAACATGACTTTTTAAGGAGGGTAGATGAGTACTATAAACAAAGACATAAAACAGTTGGATAGTATTGCAATTGCATACAATAAAACTGAAGGTGAGATGAAAAAGATGTGGAAGGAAAAGTGGTATAAACTTGTCAAAAATGTGGCAAGAAGACATAGCGAAATGTATCCGGAAAAAAGAAAGGAAGATAGATTAAACAAATGAGACTTCGAGACTTACAACAAATATTAGATCAATTCACCAATGGACAAAAAGGCACCATGATATCTGATTGTCCTGTCTATATTGAGACCATGACTGGACATTTAGAGGATGTTAGACGTATTGAAATACAAGAAAGTAATATTATTGGTGATTCTAATCCTGCTAGACTTGTAATAAAGGCAGATAAAAATGAATTATTTAAATCAAGGACATTTAAACAGAGTTAAATTGTTCCCTGGGACATGGGGCCAAAGCTAGCGTGGAGGCCCCACAAAATTATGAAAAAAATAACAATACAGAGTAAAGATATAACACCGAAACAGTGGTCTAATTTTATTTTAGAGTTGAACTTGGTGCGCAAAGCGTGGAAACCTTATGCAACAATAGAATTGCAAGGAACTGGTGTTAAAAAAATAATAATAAATGGCACAAAAAGATACAAACTTTAAAACTATTCTAAACTGTGCCGTGGTATAGGGGAATTCTAGGGTAATTTTTTTTTTTTTTAGAAAAAAAAAGTGCTTGGCACAGTGGCACACTTGCCAAATTTAACACTTTATCGTTGGTATTGTTGACTAATAGCTGTGCCAAAGGAGCTGTTTTGAGTGGCACATCATGGCACACTTGACAGTATTGTTGAATAGTAGACGATTTTGCTCTGGCACAGTAGTAAAAGTATGGTTAGTATATGCAAGAACTGCATAGAAGTTAAATAAGCATTGGTATTGGCTGTTTATTTTTATGTACTCGGCGCGCGAGGGATTTTTTGATTTTTAAAAAAACAAATTTGCCTAAAAATTCCCCTATAGTATAAGGATTGATATGAGAAAACTTAAAAAATCAAAATACAAATCTGTCACAATAAAAAAGAAAAGATATTATTTTTACAAAATTACTTGGTTGGATATCACTGGAGATTCCGGACATGCAGATCTACATACAGCATTAGGGTTCATGCCATCTATAATGGTAACTCATGCATATTTATTAAATAAAGATAGAAAAAATATAAGAACGTTTGCAAGTTATGAAGAGAATGATGAGTTGTTTTCTGATAGAAATGTATTCCCAAAAGGGTGTATAATACGTATGGAAAAAATAAATGAAAAATAAAATGGAACAAGAACAATCTGATTTGAATGATAGTTATAAACAATCATTGAGAAACAAAACGGAGAGAAATCCTACACTTACAAAAAATATGCCTAATGTAAAATGGGATCAACTTCCACCTCGAAAGGGGCCTAATCCACAAGGAATAAATTATGGAAATAATAAAAAAAATAATAAACTTACCTAAATTTTCAGTTAAATGGATTAACTATTACTTGAATTCTTTTCAAGGATTATTTCTTCTTCTGATTCTGTTGGTTCTTCTTCTGGGGTAATATTAATTAAAGTTTTGTGATCATCTAAAATTTGTTTCATTTTAGATTCTAATTCTTTTTCTGACATATTATCTAAATTACCAGACAACACTAATTTTTGGTCCACATACAAACCACCTGCTTTACCTCTAGCTATTTCTGCATTGATTGCAGCAGACCAGGCCCCTTTAGCTCGCGCATCTTCTCGTAGCTTTGCTAGTTCCCCAATGTGTTTTTCAAAATTAATTCCATATTTTTCTTGTATTTCTGCTCGCAACTCACCTATGTATTGCACAACTAATGGTGCAATTTTAGGGTTTCGCAGCTCGCTTGCTGTCTGTCTAGGTCTAGTCTTGTAGCCTGCCTCATAAGCACACTCGCTCGGGCTCTTGCGCCCCTCGTTGTATACTAGCAATTCCGCAAACTTTTGTTGTCGCTCTGTTAAATTTTTTGGTAATCCCATAAACTTGACTTTTAGCGTAAATTACCGTATAAATCAATATCATTAATAGTTCTTAAGTTTATGTTAATGGGGGGTGGCTTACGACCTACCTTGCTTTGCAATTGGTACAGATACTGACCCCCTTTTTAAAAAATCATCAGCTTCCTTATCACTTTTAAAAACAAGACATCTATCACAACGTTCTGTATGTGGATAATAATAAGGATCTTTTGGATCATTTATTCCTATTGCATCAACGTCTGTAAAATAACCAAGTCCTTCACAATCTTTACATTTATTTTTTTTCATGTTGACCCCTTTTTACTTCCTTGCTTGCTCGCTCGCACGCTTTCCAATTTTTATATCCGTTTTCTTTTAACCAAATACTATGTAAATATAATATTGTGTTGTGTCTATTTTGATTTATCATAAGTCCCCGTCCTCTATTTCTCTTTTGGTTGTGTTTGGGTCTAATGCTAGTTCTATTTTTTCTTTTAAATCTTTACTATCTTGTGCAAGATAATTTTTTTCTACAATTAATCTTACTTCTTCTTTGCTACTAAATTCAAACTTTTCATCTTCCCATTCATCTATATTTGAATCCAACCACCTTATAATCATACCAATAATTGCCTCATACTTTTGCTTGCGCTCGTACTCCATAGCCTTATTTTTACTATCTCTATAATTGTGTCCTTCATCTCGTTGTGTCATTGTTTCTCCTTTATTTTATTTCAAATTCAAATGGTTCAACTTTTTCCCCATCATCATATTGTTCAGCAAACTTTGAGCATTTTTCTAAATCACTTATAGAGTCATCCTTAATAATTTCCTCATAATCATTCTCTGGATCGGTCACTGAAATAAAAAAACTCTCATGAAACATTTTACTTGCATAGTCTGGACTACCCATCCAACCAACTGATACAAGCTTGTCTGGAAATTTATCTTGCACTGCGCATGAGATTGGACAACACTCTTTTGCATTTACACCTTTACTGAATAGCTTGGGCGCTAGGTCTATATGTTTTTGTTTTACTTTTATTTTCATTCTTCTATCTCCTCTATTTCATCTACTGTTAATGCATCCCCATTTTCAAAACGCTCATCATCCCAATCATTTATATAAGTATTTAATGCTTTTTCTTCTGCTTGTTTTTCATTGTCTGCCTCAATTTCTATTTCATATGTTGCATAAATAGTTTGACTTGCTACAATTTTATATTTTTTCTTCTTCATTACTTTCCTCTTCTGTTGTTTTATAATCTTGCAACCATTCATTTATAGTAATTCCAATATGCTCTGGAAAATCAGTAATAGTATGATCGTACCAAGTACCATCTGGTCGTTCTACAACTGCGGTAATTGTCCAATCAGTTATTTTATGTTTTTTCATTTTTTAAAATAATTTATTTTTCTTAAATACTCGTATGCATCATCCATAGTCGATCTAAAATGTTCAGTTCTATATTCGCTTGGCGTGTCTTCATCTGCTTGACAACACATACCCGCTAAATGATTTGATAATGTTTTAACTTTATTCTCTAAATCTTCTATTTGTTTTATGTTTTCTAGTCCTTCGTTCATATTATCCTCTCGCTTGTTCGTTATTATAATAATGCTCGTATCCCGCGTAGTCTTCTACAACCTTGCCCGTGTCCACATCTTCTCTATACACTTCCATATACTTACAATTAAGACACTCTAAAATATAACC